CCAATCCAGACTTCAGGGTGACGCTTCACAAGACGCAACAGGTCGTTCATTACCTTGTCTTGAGCTTCGTTACCTGTCAAGTCTGCTACACCTTCAGATACAAGAATTGTGATGTGGTCGATAAAGAGATATTTACAACCAGTCAAAATCATGTATTCAAGCTGATCAATAATTGAACTATCGTTGATAGAGCCTTGGTGGTCTAGCAAGACAATTCGATCTAAACCGAACGTCTTGTTAAAACCATCTTGCAACTCTTCCAATGAAAGTTCATTCTTTGCAGGATTCTTATTGATAGCAGCACCAGCTAATTTCCTTGCTGTTTCAGCAGGAGATTCTTCAAGCGAAACTACACCAAATTTATCTTCTGTCGTTTCTAACAAGTGCAGCATGATCTCACGAAGCATCGTAGATTTACCGCTACCTGTACCAGAGATGAACAATGTAATTTCACCGCCTCTCATGCCTTTTAACTTTGCATTAGCACCATCCATACACTTTGGGTAAGGAACGCTAACTGCATTGTTATAGTTTTGAAGAGCTTCCCAAAGAGCTTCTTTAGTAATAATGCCAGCAGGAACATAAGGTGTTGCGTCAAAGATTGACTGCATCAGCGCTTCATAACCATGTTTGACAAGCATGTCGTTAGGGTCTTTCTCAGACATCTTACCGACTTTAACCTTGTCAATGCCAATGATCTTTATAGCTTCTGATTCTGCTCGTTTCCCAGCTTCATCGCTGTCTAATAGCAAGACTACTTCTTTAAATGACCGTAGCCATTCTCTATTCTCAAGCAATGATTTTGTCATTGCAGCAGATGATAGCGCTACGACAGGATAAATCTTGCCATACTTTTTAAGTGAAGCTTGTGCAACACTCAGCGCATCAACTTCGCCTTCAGTGATAATAACTCGTTTACCACCGCCAGAGAACTTGTCTTTACCGAACAAGCTATCTGAGTTATTCACCCAGGTAAATTTCTTCGGTAACGTTCTTACTTTATAAGCCTTGCCATCTTCGTAAGGATAATAGTGTGCATCGATTTCGCCGTTAGTCCCGTAAGAGACTCGTACGTTAAAGAATTCACAAACATCCTTTGTAATTGCTCTTTCTTTAAAGCCTCTGATTGCATATGTTTGAATCTCTGCCAGTTTTGTTGCAGGGCTCTTATAACTAGCAAACTCTTCTACTTTCTTAAACCCTGTTTCACTGTCAGGAGTCATGTCATCGCCTTCCATCTTAGGAAACCATTTAAGGCAAGAAAAACAATATGAAGTGCCTGTATCGTACAGTTGTCTCGCGTCAGACGACTTGCAGCTCAGGCACGCCAAATTACGTTTGACAATTGGACTCTTCACTCAAACACCTTTGCAAGACCAATGAATACAAATGAGGTAATCAAAAAGTCATCGCTAAAGTATGGCAGTGCATCTGTAAATACGTTAACGAAGCCAGTAAGCATTACGATTACAGCTGCAAATGCAAATAACACAGATAAAAAGCGTTTCATTTATTTTTCTCCTGAAAAATCGTAACCAGCGATAGCCTTTTGGAGCCTATCTTTATGACGATCTGTAATTGCTTCTTTAACATTCCAAGATACTTTCTCTATCAAATTGTTATACCAGATATTACTGGTAGGTGCTTCTACAAGGCATAGAGACCACGTCTCTGAGTAAGATAACGTGCCTTTTGTCTTGTATTGTTCTAAACAAATAAAATCAAACTCTGAGTCAGGACGTTCTTTAAACATCTCTGCTAGCAAGTTAGAAGAAGACTTATACTTCTTCCAGTTTGATTCTTTACCTTTGTTTAGCTTTCCAGTTCCATAAAACTGTTTCTTTCCAAGATAGAATCTGTTTAACACAGTATCACGGATTACATAAATAAAGCCGACATGGTCTTTGGTTCCCATTTGCTCTGGAAAGTGCCAATGACCATTCTCGTGCTTATCTCCTACTTTAACTGCTAACGGGATCGTCCCAGCAAATTTCACCTGATTTCTCCATTGCTTCAATCGTTCTAACAATGGGCCATTTATCGAAACTAAAGTAATCGTGTTCGTTGTGCTGCAAGTGAATCATTTTAGCATTTGAAAGAAGAAATGACTTCCATTCTTTTCCATATGCTGTCATGTAACACTCTACTGTTTGTTGTTGAAATTCAGTTTCTGTTGTAAAGGGTGCTAATGCTTTCTTAGCTTTAACATCACCGATTCCAATAACACCTGGAATGTTATCAGTAGGATCACCCTTAAGAAGCTGCTCATAATAAAATCTTGTTGCTTCTTCTTCAGTTACAAAGATTTTAGTTTGTTTATGAATAAGCCAGTGATTACCTGGAATACATTTCAAGTCCTTATCAATTGAACAAATTATAAATTCACGATCAATAGCCCTCGCTTCGTTTGCCCATATTCTTAGCATATCGTCAGCTTCTCGTCCTGTAGCTGCAACCGCAAGACCTGTTGATACTGCAAGGTCTCTTAGAATAGGAACAAACGCATTTTGCTTATTTTTGTCTGCATGTCGATTCATTTTATATTCAGGATACAAATGATATCGATAGTTGTCAGGCCCTTTAACGGCCATCAAATACTCTTTGCAGTAAAGCTTTTCTAGCATTTCTTCTAGATCTTTGATAAAGTTCTCCCAGGAGTCTCTGAGATACTTTTCATCTTCTTCTTTAGTAAATTCAGGAGCTACTTTCTTACCGCCCCAATCTAATGAAACGATTGAGGTGTCTCCTGAAATCTTTGCCTTCGATTGCCACCGAGGCCTGCAAGCATTATAAGCGAGCACATCACCATCAATGATTGCAAGAAGGTCAGACATCAAGCACTCCTAACTCAGAAGATATCTCCATAAGCTTTTCTGTTCGAAGAATCTTTTCGTGATACCGTGTAACCATTTCTGGAGACATCACCATGGGTTCTAGCTTTAATTCAAGCCCTTCTTTCTGAAGCATATGACTTATTGCATAGACATCTGCAATTTCCAGATGTACTCTTTGCAGGTTAGTAGTATCATAAATACCAACTGGAGTATGATGTGGTGTAAACCTCAAGCATTTAGAAACTTCTTGTTGAACTTCGGAAAGTTCTTCATTAAAACATGTTAACAGATATTGAACCTTGTTCATATCATTTTATCCAATCTTTGTAAAAACCATTCTGGTGTTTCTCTTTTTGTCCACTCAAGGAAAGCCAACTTAGACATATAATAGTCTCTGTAAGCATCAACAGCATTTGTATTTTTATACTGATCTGGCATTGCTTGAGCAAAAGGAGTGGGGCCTGTACCTATTCCAGGAATCTTCTCAGGTATTTCAAATAACGAATGAATGACCGCCTTACACTTATGTTCCTTAGCGTATCGAAATTCGTATTCCTCTGCGATAGCCATACCATGATAATACAACCACAAATAATTACTACGAGAATACTTAGCCCAAACAGTGCAAGGGTGGTTAGCGTGTGTAGGTTTATAAGGGCCTCCGCTTATTGTTGAAAGCATTTGGGCTGTTTCAAGACACATCTTGACGACATGCTTGTCGCAGAGCATCTGTGCAGCACGCACAGGATCTTCATCAAGAATAAATATATTCATCCGAATACATGTTGAAGTTCAAACAATGTGCAGTCACGCTCAATAAGCCTTTCAACTGCACTTTTATTCTCTTCACCTGCATTCCATCCAGGTGCTAAAAAGACTAACACAGATCTCAATCCTATAATACGATCTGCACCTGTCAAGATTATCACCTTCTCTTGAGAATTGTTCTTAAGCAACTTAGATTTGTAAATCGTGCCAATAACTTGATTTGGCGCATACAGATAAATCATATTTCAACCTTTTGAATAACACTTTTATAAGAAATTTCTGGTTTGAATTCGTAGCCTTCTTTACAGCCTGTCACTCGTCCTACACTGTAAAAAGTCCCTGTCGGAACGACCACGATATCCCCTATCTTATACTTTACTTTTGATTTGTAAACATATCCTTTGCTCCAACCTGTAGTAGAAGAAAAGAACGCGATTCTTACACCAAACATTATTGCTCCTTAGTGGACATCATACCATGTCTTACCCATCTTACCATCGCCATCCATAATAGAAATGCCGAATAGTGCGGGGCCGTCTTTGAAGGCTTGTTTGCCAATTAGTCTTGCTTGATCAGCATGCTCTTCAGGAACCATGAAATCAATTTCATCATGATAATAGATTAGTGGCTGATAAGGGATCTTTGCTTCTTCCAACCGATCAACTGTAAGCATCAATGCTGCTGAACAAGTTGCTTTCTCGCAAGATTGCAAAAGATACACAAGCAGTTTATGTGGAGAGTCTACATAAATCCTATTACCTGCAATAGATGGAATATATCCTTCGCCTCGTTCTGAGGTGTTCTCGTATGTTGTTTCAAGCTTGTCAATCAGGTTCTTAAATCCAGGAACAGCTTTAAGGAATCCATCTTTAAGCGCTTTACCCTTCTTTGTTTCAATTGCTCCAAAGATATAACTCCAGAGCTTGCCGCCTGATGCACCAAACAAGAATGCGTATAAGATTCGTTTAGCTTGTGCTCGCTTAACTACATGATCAATCCCCATATTCTTAAGAACTGAAGTCAACACATCTGCATTGTATTGGTGAATATCACCATTAAGGAGCAGATCAGTAAACTTTTCATTTCCTAAATAATGAGCAAGACCACGAGCTTGATTACCTGATGAGTCACAACCAATCATAGCCCAGCCAGGTGGCACAGTAAACAATGCACGCATTTCCTTACCCCAAGGCGCTTCAGTTGAAGGCACATTGACGATAATGTTATGACGAGCACGCATACTAGGCGTACCGATAAGCATGCAACCACCGTGAAGGCGCCTGTTACGATCAGTATTTTCAAGCCAAGTCTTTAGAATGCCATAACGAGATCTAGCGGTCAGGAAGTCAACATACAACTTGCCATCACCTCCCAAGAATTCAAGACTGTCTTCCGTGATCTTTGGAGAAGAGCGCTCTTTCTTGTTTGTTAGCGGATTTACCTTGAAGTTCCATTCAGTCGGTTGCCAATCGTTACGATACAGAAAGATCTTAACATCAGTAACTGAATCAAGACTCAAAGGTACAAACTCAACACGAGAGTAGGGGCCTTCCACCATACGCTCTTCGCCTTCAAAGCCTGAGCATGGGTCAATGTTAAACCACCTTGCGGTGTGAATATCATAAAAGCCTTGCTTAGTCCATTTAGGCATTTTTGCTTCTACTTCTCCTTTAACAAGATCTTTAGCAACAGTTTTTGTACCAAGGCGACTGCTCAGAGCATCATACGCTAATTGCATCTGTTGTTCAAGCTTTGAGAACAAATCACGAGCACCATCTACGTCAAAATACCAACCTTCAAGTTCTGCTGTTGCACACCACTTTGCTGCAGCATGCTCAGCTTTTAAGTAGACGTCGATATTAGGGGCTACTGCCCGTAATGACAAGAATTCATCCATCAAGTGTTCGTAAACTCTTACGCTTACTTGAACGTCTTGTTCACAATATTCAATCATGGTAGGCGATAGCCTTGACCAGTCATTGAA